TTCTCCTTTTGTTGGAGTTAAATAGCCTTGATAATAAACACGACCTCTTGAATCAATTATAGCTCTATTACTAAAGGGTTGATTATTTAAACGATGATAACGAATAGTTGACATCATTCCATAACCGTCTTCACCTCTAGTAATAATTTCGTGTCTAAACTCATTAATAGCATCATAATATTTAGCTCTTCCTCTCGGATCTCTAAACCTAACTACATCGTCCATAAAAGATGCGAATTCATTATCTATTCTATATTTAACGTTCATAGCATGAGTTAACATTTTAACCATGTCTCTATCCATTTGAGAAGGTTCAAATGTACTTCTTCTATTACTAGAAATAGCTGAAATTCCAGTTTCTTTTCCTCTAGCATCGAAAAAATCTAATTTACCAGCTTTAACATAAAGTTTATCTCTGTTATTAACAATTCCAACACGTTGAGCAATAATAACTTTTCTTTCAGCTTCTTGTAAACGTAACAAACTTTTATCAACTACTACAACTTCTCTTGAAATTGTTTCTTTGTATGATCCTACTGTTGGTCTACCAGTATCTAAATCAATAGGGCTTCTTCTTAATTTACCTCTTAAATTTACTTTAATAACACCTTGATTAACAAGAGATTGTAAAATTCTACTTCCTGTTCTATGATAATCGCTTAATGCATGACTACTCCAAGGAAGTATGGTTTTAAAATCTTGAGCAAATTTTTTTCCAATAGTAATAGCTAAAGCGTCATAATCTGTTGATTGACCACTGACAATTAATTTAATTGTTTTTGTTAAAGTTTGTAAAGCTTTTTGTTCAACAAGTCTAGAAGAAGGTTTATTACTTGCTCTAAGAAACTCTAAATCAAGTATTCTTCTAAGACCTTCTCTTGTACCAGCTATCTTTTGAGTAATCCAAGAATCTGTAGGAATTCTTTTGTTTTCTTTAATAAACAAATCGTATGCTTTTGACATTATAGGAAATCTTTTTCTTAACCCTTTAATTAAAGTATCTTTATCAGGATAAGTCTTATATAATCCTCTAAAATAAACTCTAAAAGGGGCACGACCTCTTAAATATAAACGTCTAGCTATTTTTGTTCCTTCTTTACTTCGCCAATCATCAATAAATCTTTGATCTTTTAACATATCTCTTTGTAATTGAGCAAGATTATAATATTTACCCATAATTTGAACTTGAGGTGTTCCTTCTTTACTTGTAAGATACTTAGCAAAAAGTTCTGAATCGGCTCTTGAACGTGTATCTAAAAGTCTAGAAACATTTTGAACAGCAAATCTATTTTCTGCTCTAACAACAGCTGCAAGGTCTGACCATGGATTCTTATCATTATTATATCTTTCTAAAACAACTCTTAAATTTTCAACAACAACAGTTTGTTGATTCAAAGAAATTCTATCTTCTAAAGAATTAGCAACATTTTCTATAAAGTCTTTTTGTTCTCTAGTTAAAGTTTTAGAATTACGCATAAAATCAATTCGTTCTTGATATAGCGTAAAGTTAGGATCATAGATTAAATTATTTTTAACTTCACCAGTCATAGGATCAGTTGAAAAGTTTCTTTCATCAAATTCGTTATTAGCTCTTCGCCTTGAAGCTTGTTTACCAACTAAACTAGTACCTTTAAAATCAGTTAAAGATATACTCTGACCAATATCAGAAGAATCTGAAGAAAACAAATCAATTAGGTCTTGTTTATGTTTAGGATTATTTAATAAGGAATTTGGTCTAGCAGCTCCTACTTGAAGTTGAATATCTTTAGAAGTTTGTCTAGTAGGAAATATTGCTGTTGCTTGACTTGCTTTTCTTCTTAAGGCAGCAATAGAAATAGCTTTGCCTGCAATATTAGTAAATTGACTAACAGCTAAACTACCTTGTCTAAATAAATCAACTTTTTCAGGAGTTCCTAATATTTTTTGTTGTACAGTAGAAGATTGACGAGATAACCATTGACTAAAACTTTCTCTTTTAGGTAAAGTTCCTGTTAAATTAGTCTTTTTATTTACTTGATCTTTTTTTAATCGAGTAGATTTGGATTTTAATAAATCTTCTTTAGACTTTAAAACAGGAACTAGTGAACTACGACAATTCCAGTGTAGAGGTGGTTCAAAACGTTTGTCGTCAATACTGTAAATTTTACCATTGTGATGAGAACAAATAGGACTTGTTCTAGAATCGAGGATTGCTGTAAACATATAGCCTTTAATAATGTCTTTATTACTATTAACTACTTTTGTTACAGCTGCTGTTTGAGTACTAGTAATTGCTGTTCTTGTTAAAGTTCTTGCTTGATTTTCACTTAATCTTGTAGAACGTAAAACATCTCTAACAATAATATTTTTATTTTCTCCTGCAGCAAGACCTGCTTTAACTCTAGACTGAATTCTAACAAGCTCTGAAGCTGCAATACCCTTAATATTACCATTAAGTGTTCTATTACCTTTTATATTTGTACCTGTAATTTCAGCAACAAGTTCTTTTGAAGTAGGTTTTTTTATATCATAAAAATCTCTTACTTCTTTAAATAAATTATCAGTATGAAAACCTAATTGAGAAGTAGAAAACTCTTTTATACTATTAGTATTATGAGAAAGTAATTCTCTTCCAAATCTAGACATTTCTTTATTAAGACCTACTCTAACGTCACCAGACAAAAGAGTTTTTAAATTTTTTCTATGTCTTCTAAAGATCTTTCTATTTTGAACTTGAACACCTTCTTCATAAAGTCGAACATCAGTCATATGACCAACAATTCGATCATAAATTTTATCATTAATACTCATTTAGCAATCCTTTGATTGGTAAAACGATTATTCCTCAATATCTAATTCAGGATCTGCTGCTGTTTGTTGAGCTAGTGGATCTGTTTGAATTTCTTCAATCGCACTTTCATCATCATAATCAGCAGGTAAAAAGTCATTATATTTAGCAATTCTAAGAAAAGTGGAACGACTAATGATACCACCTTGATACCATTCACTAACTAGTCTCATAGAATTTTCACCTGCAACAACAGGAGCAAAATCTGAAGACATAGTAAATTCTACATCTTTGTTTTCTATCATTGTGCCATACTTCCAATTAAGCATAAACGTTATTACATCTCTCATAACAGTAGAAACTTTAACATTTAATGTACCTAATTGAGCTGTTTGTGCAGCGTTTCTTATTTCTAAAGCAATACCAGAGGCAGCTGCTTCAGGGGATAACATTCTTATTCCCATTTTAGCCATTTCGTTAACTGTACTAGCAATAGAATTTTCCATATCAGCTAAAGCAGCAGTAGGAGTTTCTAAAACACTAATATCTTCATCTTTACGAACTTTTAACCAACTACCTAAACCTGCATTAACTAAATCTCCAAATTCTTCATCAGTCATATCGGATTTAACAATAGGAGTATAAGTAGCAGCTCCATATAATAAATGATTACGTCTAGAAAGTTTATTATATAAAGAAATTTCTCTATCGACTAAAGGTATTAGCATTGGTTCAATAGGTTCATAATGTCCATTAAGCGGCCAAGCAGGAATACGAGCAAGTCTTTGACCAAACATAGTTGGCATTGCTGTATCATATTTAGTAAAAGCACCTGCTGCTAATTCTTCTTTATATTCTTGTTTTACTTCACCATTTAAAATTTTAATTTCGTTATAATTACCACCACCTTCTCTTCGATAGTAATCTATTGTTAATTGACCAGAAGCATCTAAGTAATGATCGGCTACTGTATCAATATAATCTGGATGCCAAGGATTTCCTTCATTATATTGTTCAGTCATATAACGAGTTACTAAACGACTTAACGTTTTAACTCTTGTAATAGGATGAATAGACGTTTGAACGTTTATAACATTTTCAGCTTTAATTATAACAGGATAAGGTGCAATTAACATTCTTTCTTCTTGAGACATTGCATCAAATTCTTCATCACTAACTTTTGGTCTATCAACATAGACCCAACAATGAGAAGTTTGAAGTTCTTCCCATAAAGCAGCATCTAAAAAATTAAAAAGAGATTTTCCATCTAATGTAAAATTATTTTCTATCCATTCTTTAGAGTCTTCAGGTAAGCCTTCAGGTAACACTAAAGTAGATTTTTTTCTTAATAAAGCATTAATTAAAGTTTTTGCGTATTGCGTTGTTAAACCTGGCAATTCTGCTTCAGAACGATAAAAATCATATTGGGCTTGAGTCATACTAGGTGAAAATGGTAGTAGAATATTTTTATATTCTGCTTCTAAAAGTTCATCATGAGCTTTAACATTAGACTGACCTTGTAAAATAGCTCTTGCTTTTTTCCAAAGTGGAGTTAAAGAATGATAACTATGGGAGGGATCAGCTACGGATCTTTTCACCCCTTTTGAGGGTTTAGTTAAT